TATTGCTAATTGTTGTTGTTCTAGTGTAGTTGGTATAGTTTTTTTCTGTCTTGAAATACCAGTTATAATTTTCTTTACTGTTTCCCAAGTTTTAGGATCTGTTACTGTTTTCCAAGTTTTAGGATCTGATAGTAATTTAGTAGCTCCAGCCGATTGAAGTTGATCTACAGGATAGCCAGTTGCTTCTGAAATTTTTTGTAATTGTGTTTTATCCAATGCATAGAACTCTTCCATCATTGTTTTATTGGAACTTTGATCACCTACTTCTTTATCTTCATCTATAATTTCTAAAGCTGGAATTTTATTATCTGTTTGTCCTAAAATAACTTCAAAGTCATAATCCGTAGATGGAAAATTTTCTGGATCAGATGATAGCTCTGATAAAGCAGAAAAATCTGAATCGGTAGATGGAAATTCGTTTGGATGATCAGAGGCTTCTTTCATTTTTTGTATTATTGCCTTAACATTTTCTTCTCCTTCAGCTTTAGTAACTTCACCATGAACAAGAGATCCAGTAATAGCACCTCCACCAAGTGCTACTTGTAATTGTTGATCTGCCATATATTTAGGAACTGTACTTTTAGCAAACTTTAAACCTTTAAATACTGCTGGAAATAAAAAACTTAATCCTGTTCCTTCAAGCATTCTAAAAGTAGTGTTATATAATTTTTCTTCTGAAGTATTAGGTAATACTTTTATCATTTTTTTAAATTCTTGAACTTGCTCACTGTTTAAAAATAATGTTGCATCATCACTAAAGGCAATAGATTGAGCCATTCCGTAAGCAACTGGTAAAGCAATGTAAGTTGGTATACCAAAACTTTTTAACTTTTTATTAATTGGTATGGCGTAAGGTGTGTCTTGAACAATCCAGGAAACCATTTCTGCTGCTTTACTATTTAATTCAGAACCTTCACCAATAGCTTGTACTTGTTGTTTTTGATTATCTAAATATTTTGAAAAATCTTGAATGTTTTTATTTAATAAAGTTTTGAATTTTTTACCATCACCATTATTAAAGGCTGCTTGCATAGCTGGATCTACATTGGTCATAGCATTAAATGCTACACCAACTACATTAGCCGCAACATCTGTTCCATTTAAAGCTGCCATCATTAAAGCTTTTAAAGTTTCTTCAGGCATATCAGCAACAAAAGCTAATAGACCTTTAGCAAAACTTCTACCATCCATTTCTTTTTCTTTTTCGTCTTTATAATTAAGTTGAATTTCACCAGCATCTTTGTCTTTCTCATGCTTTGTTAATTCGTGAGTATCAATATTATTTGAATTTAATAATTTAAACTCTTTACTATTTTTAATATCTTTACCTTCTGATGCCACCATCCATGAATCTAGCCAATTAAAATTTTCTTCTTCCATATTTATTTCCTATTCATTCTTAGGTATGATTGGATTTTTATTTTTAACCTTAGTTTCAAAACCAAAAGGATCTTCGTTTAATTCCATTCTTAAAGTTATTAAATTATCAATACTATCAAGTGCAGATAAGTCGTTTGAAAATGTCTTTATATCTATAGAGCCATTTTTATATAATTGAGTAAGTTCTTTAGTTTTATTCTCTATATATAAAGACGGATTTTTTTTCTCATCTTCAGTTGGTTTGTTTAAAGTTATTGATGAAATATTTGTAAAGTTTTGAACTACTGGAATATTATTGCCTCTTAAAAAAGCTTCTGTAGTTTGTATATAAGCATCAGCTGGAGTTGCTCCATCTATTATTAATTTATCATAATAATCCACAGCATTAATTCTTAATTTTTCATTTGGTTTAACATTACTTCCACCTTTCAAACTTTGAACAAAAGTTATACTATTTGTTACCTTGCCAAGATCAGCTTCTAATAATTTTTTATTTTTTTGATATTCTTTAAAAGCTGGTAAATTTTTTTGATATTTTTCAAAGATAGAATTATATTTAGAAAATTCAGTTAAACCTAAACTGGCAACATATTCTGGATCAGATAAAACTTGTCTTTGTAACTCATCTATATCTTCAACGGTTTCAGCAATCATCATTAATCCTTCAACCATATCGATAACATTTTGATCGCTTAATTTAGTTGGATTAGCAAATAAATCATAAAGTGCGTCTCTTTGAGCTGAGTTTAATTGATCCTTTTTATATAAATCATTTATATTATCTAAGGTAATTTCTATATCGTCAGCATTTAATTTTGTTAAAATATAAGTAAAGTTACTTAATTTTTGATCTGTATCTGCTTTAAAATTTAATTCGTTAATTTTATCTTCTTGTATTGATTTTGAAATTAAAGTGTTTTTAGCATTGTCAATAACTTGCTTTGCTAACTCTTCATTTGCTAAATCATTTGCAATATGTTTCTCTCCAAGAAGTATAATGTCCATTGGATTATTTTTAGTTCTAAATTGATATTGCATTAATTTAGTTTCAATAACACTTGCTTCTTTCATTTTATTTAACTCAACAGCTCCAAATATATTTAAGTTATTTGAATTGCTAAAATATTCTTCTTTAAGAATTGCAGCTTTATATCTTTTTTCTGGATTGTTAGAAGCTTCCATTAAATTAAGATTAAATAAATCTTTTTTTTTATTATCTTGTGTTAATTCACCATGATTTTTAAGAACATTTGCAAACAACTTCATTCCTGTATCATTAGTTGTTTTGTATAATTCTGTTGCAAATAAATTTTTAACTTCTTTATTATATGGCTTTAATAATTCTTCAAATTTAGATAATTTAGTATTTTCAAAAAAAGTTTCTACATCTGCAACATTTGAACTGTTTTTATGTTTATCAGCCTCAAGTACAATTAGTTTATTAGTTTCAAGTAATAAAGCTCTAGCATCGTTTGTGTCTTGAGTTTTTTTAGTTTTCTTTTTTGCATCCTCAATAGGTTTAAAAAGTTCAGTAATTCCTTTTTCAACCATTGCTCCGATTTGAAACACTGGTAAAGCAGCAGCTGAAACTTGTGTACTTTCAAATGGTGCTACTCTTCTTCCTGATCTTTGAATTTTAATATTAGCCATTATCCCAATAAACTCCCAGTTGATTGATAATTTCCAGCCATTTGACCAATAGCTTTAGCCATTCCTGTTCTATAAGCTAACTCACCTTTAAACTGTTCACCTCTTCCTCTAGCTTCCGTTAACAAAGATCTGTTAATTTCATTTTGATAAGCAACAGTTGAATTAAACTCTGCTATTTCTAAATCAAAAGCATTTTCAGTTGCTTGATCCAGCATAACAAGAAATGGACTTCCGCCTATTCTATCTACATCTACTCCACTTGTAAGAAAACTAACCAACATATTAGATTGGTCTCTTTGATGTTGAGCAACAATTCTTGGTTTATCAATGTCAATAAAAGTTTGTTTTTTTATATCAGCATTTCTTTTTATAATACGAGCTTCTTGATTATATAAATCTCTATTATATCTTCCTACTTGTCTTGCTGCATATCCACCAAAAATACTTCCTATAAATGACATTATTTAAAAATCCTCGCTAATTGATAATAGTCTGAACCATCTGGTCCATAATTCTTTTTTAATCCTTCAACTTCCATACCTAACCAAGTAGCAAATCTTACTCCTTGTTTAAATTCGGATTTAACGGATGTTTGTAATCTTTTAATTTTATTTTTTTTGCACAATTCTTCTGTAATTATCTTCATACTTTTGGCTGCTAAAAATTTCATTTCAAAAATATTTTGTGATGCTATCACCCAGCCTTCAGCTACACCTTTCCATAAAACAACAAGACCAATTGCAAAAACTGGTTTATCATCCATAAACATTGTGAAAGCATTGCCAGGTGTTGAATAATTGCATATTCTGTTATCTTTATAACCAGCGTCTATTTCCATAAGCTTATGGTTCATTCCATAGCTTACGATTTTGTCTACATCAGACCTCTTAAAAGGCTTTAATTTACTAACCATCCGATATTACAAAAGTTGGATATAAAGCTAATAATGACATAGGCAAAGGTTGATCTTGTTTTACAAATATAAATCCATCTGAATTATAATCATCGGTAAATTCAACTGTTTTATCTCCAGCTAATAATGTTGAAACTGGATTATCCATATCACTTGATGTTGTTCTAAATGATACGGTTTCAAGATTTGTTAAACTTGGTCCACATTTTACACCTACGGTATTAAATAATCTTAATACAACTTTTGAAATTCTTTTTACTTTTCCTTGTCCTGTTCCTTCGGCAGATCCTCCTTCAATTCTCATTGTCTGAAGAATGGAATTATAACCTAATCCAACTCTAACTTTTTTAGCACTTCTATCTAAAGTAATAGCGCCACTTGAAACTATTTTATCAGCATGAGTTGAACCGTCTGCTAATATTTGAACGGTTTGACCTTCAAGGTGATCTAATCCTGTAATGGATGTTGTAGCAGTTCCATCATAACTTAATCCACTATCTACAAAATGAAAATCTGTTGCTGTAGTTTCGTCAAAATCAAAAACTGAAAAAACTTCTACATATCTTCTTGTAGATCCATTAATAATTCTTTTAACAATTACCCAAAGTTCATCTTCATTTAAAGTTCCTGAAATAGAAGCTACACTTTCAACAATTGGAAAACTCTCACTTTGAACTGTAAGTCTATCTGTATCAAAACTTTTTACACTTAAAAATCCTGTAGCTTCATGCGAACTTTCTCGTACTGTTATTATTGCTGCTGCTGGATTAGCAACAGTAAAATCTGCATGAGTATTAATAGCAGTAAAAATATTATCTGCTGTTGTATTATTATTAGTTTCAGTTTTAAATTCATCTGTTCCAGCAGTTCCTGTTGTAGAAGTAAAAGTAACTTCTTCGCCATCTGATTTTGTAAATGTTAATTTTGTTCCTGTTGCAATATTTGAATAATCTGAAACCGTTACTGTGCATTCTTGTCCAATGCCTCCAACTTTATGTCTTGACCATGCAACAACATTGTCTGATCGTTGATAAGTTAAGCAAGCTAGAACTCCATCGTCTCTAACGCACCATAAATTACTATCTGGTGATTGTTGATACGACATTTCATTAATTCCACTATCTGTAACAGTTTCATTTAATATTGTGAGGTCAGGTGCTGTATAACCATCAACATCAAAGTCATAAGCTAATTCTCTAATTTTTCTTTTTGCTCTTTGTAAAAACAAAGTAGCATTTCCAGCTGGAACAGCATCAACAGTTGAACTTCCATAAGAAGATTGTTTTTTAATTGTGACGTTGCTGGGAGTAACAGCGGCATCAGTTCCATCAGCACTAACTGTCCATTCACCACCAGAGGTTCCAACTATTAAAGTTCGGACAGCCTTTAAATATCTAATTGCGTTTACTTGATTTGAAGCAATTGTATAGATCATGGCGGAATCTGCATCTGTACCAGCAGTCATATTTTCATAATCACCAGATTTAGAAAAATATAATGTTTGCGGTTCGTCAGTTGTGCCAGCGAATACCAGGCGTTGTTCAAAGAAAGATACGCAAGAAGGATGTCCAGTTGTGTCTGAAAAAGCTCCAAGATTAAAAGCTGCTGTAGCATCCGTATTAGTAAAAGCTTTTGTAATTGTTACTACTACAACTGTTGTATTGGTTCGAGCTGTTATTTTTGCTTCACCACTATTAAATTTTAATATTCT